TCCTTAGCGATTTCTACCGTACTGGTGTTGGATTCCGCCCCTGCTGTTGCTTCAAGTTCTGCACCCATGATGCCTCCTTATCGGAAAGAGTTCCGAAGGTTAAATAATACCTACAATTCACCCTGCATGACCAACATCAAAACAACCATCTCTTCCTCTGCCCTCCTCCTTTTTCTCCGTATGGCCTCTTCATCCACCACCGGCATCGGCATACCAACACTGGTCGGTTTACGGAGAGGAGGACGTACCCTACTATGTCTTGTCTTTACGGGTTGTATAGATGGAGCAATATAGGAAACCTCACGGAACGTAGTGAGAGGTTTCCTTTCGATTCTGTCCGTCCAATGGGGGACGGGTTTAGATTTTTCCAGTGCCAAGACTTCATTGTTTTCTTCCTGCACTAATGGGAACGCGGGGGGAGGAAGGGGCCAAGCTTTACGTCTACGGCCACCAGCACCGCCAATAGGGAGAACCCCAGCCTTAACTACTGCAATCGGTTGAGCAAGATCAGTCTCGACGATCTGCCCTACCCCTATAATACCCCCTCTAGTGATCGGTTGAGCAAGATCAGTCTCCACCACCATTGCAACTGATCTAGTTTTTACTTTCGTAAGCCCCTGGGCGGTATCGGTTTCAGTTACTTGCCCGACCGCCTTAGTCTTTGCCTTTCCTATAGGCTGGGCGGTGTCAGTCTCAACAACCTGGCTTACACCAACAATCGTCGATCCCAATACATTGATAGTTTGTGCAAGATCAGTCTCGACGACCTGAGCAAGGGTCTTGAGCTTTGCCTTGCTGATCGCCTGGGCAGTATCTGTCTCGATAGGTTGCCCTATCGCTCTAGTCTTTAATTTCCATATTGGCTGGGAGAGATCGGCCTCAACTACAATTGATACGGCTTTAGTCTTTAGTTTTGCGATCGCCTGGGCTGTATTTGTTTCAACAACCTGAGCAACAGCTATGACTTGACCGCTAGGAGGTAGAGTACCGATCCAATGGCGGCGAACGTATAATTGAAACTCAAATCGTGAGCGAAATACGCTCATGTTTAAATTTCCTCAAACGTGATGGAAGTACTGATCGTGACGGAATCTGCTGGCGCTGCCACAATCCCCAACGTCCAACGATCGCCAGGGTTCACCCGTGGCCGTGTTTCTGGTGTGTAAATCACTTCCATTGGAATACGGATATTCCATCCACGCTCCGTCAAGGTCTCTAAAGTGCCGGTACCAACCGCCATGCGGGTTGTATTATTAGCTTCGACCGTTGCACCCGTTGCGGCATCATTATCATCCAACGGATGAACAGTGGGGCTTGACCCGCCAGAACCACTCGTTACCGTTCCGACGCCACGTACTTCGTTAATACGAAGCACTTCTTCCTGTGCATCACCGAGGTCCGTCGTCTGGAAGATACTCCAACTATGAATACGAATAGGCTTCGCCGTCGCTGCAAGAATTTCCCAAAGATCAATCGCCGTCGTTACCGCTACCGCTGCCGTCATCGTTTGATACATACGTCCCATTGTGATCTCCTTATCTCACCAGCAAATGCGTGATTGGATGCGCGGATAAATAAATCAGACTGGTCGCCGCTCCGCCTGCCGCCGACTTGAACGCCGTCGCTTTGCATTGCGTGTTGGCGACGCTATGCGTCCAGCTTGCAGACTCCGTGGTCAAGGTCGAGGCAAAAAGCCGATGACAGGTATAGAGTCGTCCGGTCCCGTCACCTTGCAGGTTCGCGCCGCCATAATCGGCTTCCGGTGTCGGCGTGGCGCTCAATCCCACGGACGCCACCACCACACCATCTGCGACGGTCGTGGTAAAGGTATTGGTCGTGGAGGTCGTGACGGCGCTCGCGGTTGCCACGGCAGGATCTTGGTCCAGCGGCGTCCCTGATACGCCAGTATAGTGATGGAGCGACAGGCCCGCTCGCCCGCTGGATTGCGTGATCGTGACGGTCATCGCCCCGCCCGATGTCACGATGCACCAGTAGGAGCCGAACGTAGAAACATCGTGGGTCAGGGCATTCCAGGTGTTGCCCAGATTATCGGAAATGCCGGTGATGCTGTTGCCTGTCCGGTAACTAGCCACGACGAGATCGCCCACCGAGACGTTCGTGGAGAGCGTCACGCCCAAGGAGGCCGTGGGGTTGCCGGAGTTATAGTTCGACTGAACGTAACTCGCCATTTAGGGCAATGTCTCCACTGAGGCCCCGACGCTCATACTGACGGGAATTTCCACTTCAGCGCGAACCGTTCGCCCCGCCAGGTTCTGCGCGGAAGCCCCGAATACCGGCACAGGATTCACCCCACCAGTCTCAGGATCGGTATAGGCTCCTGAGTCCCATCGGGATGTCCCCGACAGCCGCCACACGCCTTGCTCGTCTAGCCAATAAATGCGAAACGTCACCGACTTACCCACTGCAATATAGGTGGCAGTCGTGACATTGAGGATCACGCGCAGATCGGTGATCCCTTGTGGCACCACGACGCTGGGCAGTTGATACACGCCTTGCCGTGTTTGGCGCGGAATGGTGACATGAACGGCCATTAGCGTACCTCCAATCGCACCGCATCAGGGCGGGATGGGACGTAGCCAGCCGCAAACGGCGGGACATTGGCGGGGTCAGAGCCACCGAACGCATTCTCCGCAAGAATGGTGCAATCGTAAGAGCCAGGGGCCGGAACAAAGGCGCGTGTCATTACGGTGCCCCCATTTCAAGAACTGGTAACGGTGGCCCACACATAGGACATGCCCACACGCCACGTTGGGGGTCCGGTGATATACCCCCTGCATTAACGGCCATCACCCGCACTAGCACCAACCGGAGAGTAGGTAACGAAACCGTAGCTTTACAATTATATGTGTAACAACGTTGAACTATAGGCGTAATTGCCGTCCAAATCGCTCCATTGGGGCTGGTCTGAATGACGTAGCTGGTCGCCGTTGCCGATATATTCCACTGTATCTTCACCGCTTGAGTTGCGGGTGTCTGGGCAAATATTATCACAGGCGACAGCAAGAAGCCTATAATTAACAGAATCCACACGATATCTCTCCAGTTCATAGTTTCTCCTCTAGCTGGTCGCTCTAAACAAACCGGCGGCCGCAATCTGTGCTGTGATATCGCTACCGTCTGGAGTTACGACGAAATCATGCTTCGTTAACGGGATAAGGTCCGCATCCGTGCCCACGGTATTATCCGGATCGTAGCAGAACACCAAAGCACTAACTGCGTTCCCCGTAGCGGCTAACCACACCAGGTCATCCACGTCGATATCCAACCGGTCATTGGCATCATCGACCGTGATAGTGATATTCGCCCCAGCCAGTGTCTTTCTCCCCATCGTAGTCTGCTCGTTTGACGTACCGCCGAGCAATGCAGACAGGTTATCGTAATCCTTGAGGGTAGCATCGGCCTCGATCCCCGTGGTTTCGATCGGCACCACGATGATTCGAGCGTTAGCGGGGGATCCGCTATCCACGTTCTGAAAATATTGTCCGACTTTACTCAGCGCGATATTGAAAGCAAAATTAGCCATTGTAAGACTCCTGTGATGTTGTTTTCGGTGTTAATCCTGCCATATTACCTACTTCATCCCTATTGATCTCCCATATATCCCCCTCGCCCCCAAGTGGTACAATATGCGTCATATTCCCCTCAGCGTCTTTCAGGATCTTCCATCCTTTCTTCTGAGGGGCAGGAGAGGGGACTGGTTGTGGCTGCGGGGTAGGAGCCGTCTCCTCAAATTCATGTTCTTCTTCCTTACCAAGGCCCTCCATTACACTCATATACCCAGCCATGCGATCTTCATGGGTAGGTTCGGTAGACGCTTGATTAAACTGTTTGATTAATTCCACATCAAGCTTGTTCTTGGCCTGGATCTTGGCTATCATGACCTTGACGATGTTATTCTGTGTACTAATCTCAAGGTCATTCTGAGCCTTAATACTGGCCAATCTCATCGTGTTATCATCGTTCAATTTTTGTTGGAATAGGTCAGCGCTATTCTCCAGTTTTGCCATCGATAGATCGGACTGTGCCTTAAGCTCAGTTTCGGCCATCTTAGCCTGGTACTTTTCCCTCTCAGCCAGCAAAATCTTCTCCATCTCCTGGTTATCCTGCTGGAGTTGGGAGAGTTGCTCTTGGAGCTGCTGAATTATAATCATTTGACCGGACGGCTCTTCAGTCGTTCCGGGCGGCAGCAGGGCTTTCAATCTCTTAGCTAGCACATCGGCACCGGCCATATCCATCGAAGCTACTACGAGATCCCCAGCCTTCTGCATGATAGACGGGTCGGCATTCACGACGGTCATCAAAAGTTTATTAGCTTCCAACTTTTTCGAGGCCGACGATGGGCCGGTGGAGATAGCGACATCATAACGTCCAATATTGGGGTTATATGATGTAGACAGCACCTTATTCATTGAATCTTTATCTTCAACTATAGTTTGTTGCTGATTAGGATTCACGATGGCGGTATTTGGGATTCCATCTTCCCCGACGATTTTCACCGCCTGAGGCTCAGTATACACGTGAGGAATCATAGCGAGGATGACTCGACCGGTCTGTTCGATGGCCATATGCCAGTGGTCTTGGAAATGAAAGGTATTAACTTCTCCAGGCTCCTGCTGGGCGTTAATACCGGCACCGGATTGGACCGGCGCACCGCCCGTTCCCATGACTGACGGTTGGCCCATTCCGATAATCATCTGGGTATCACCGATCAAATTCGTCATCATCCCCTGCCATCCGTTAGGAATTCCGGCTGGCTCTGATCTTGTTGGAGGAGGAACGACGACACCCCCAACGGTCACTGGGGTATACCGCAAAACCGAACGAGGAACGCGGTGGGCATCTTTCCATTCGGTCTGAAAATCTTCTACCTGTCCCTCTGCAGCGATGAAGGGTGCCAAGGGAGCTAACGCCACGGCTTCGATGAAAGCCGAAGAAGAATAATTGTAGGCGCGCTGGGCGTCCATGGCGGACTCACTGATCATCCCGCGCCAACGCTCCTTTCCTTCTTGCTCGTATTCTTCCCCGATCACTCTGACGATCGGCATGACATCCCCATGGTGGATACCCTTACTCAACACCATATCGGGGCAGAGGATGGCCCACTTCATAGTATTATCTGACTTATCTAAGTAGTAATACTCTGCAACAACCATAGACCCTTCACCGATCCAAGGCATGATCTTCGTACTGTCCATGTCGTGCCATGATTTTGCGCCCTGTTGAGCCGCCTCTGGGTACTGCTCCTCAAATTCCGTG